AAACGTAACAGTAGTAGAAAACTATTTAGCACGAACAGACTTATCATCACAGATACCTGACTTCATTCAAATGGCTCAATACAGAATGACTAGGGATTTACGCACACAAAAGATGTTAAGCTCTACTACGCTATCTTTATCAGCAAGCACAGTAGCATTTCCTAGTGACATATTAGAAGTAAGAGAAATACATATACAAGGTAATCCAGTCATTAGATTAGAGTATCAGTCACCTGATTTATTCTTTAGAGATGGTCAAACCACATTATCAGGTATGCCACATTACTTTACAATGATTGGTTCAAACTTCCAATTTGCACCTGCACCCGACTCTACAATGACACTTAGCTTATTGTACTATGCACAACCTACATTTATTTCTACAACAACAGCAAGTAACATCTATCTAGCCAACTATCCAGATGCTTTACTATACGCAACACTAGCAGAAGCAGAGCCATATTTAATGAATGATGCACGTGTTCAAACATGGTCAGCATTGTATGACAGAGCTATTGCAAACATTAAAACTAATGACTTGGGTGCAACATACCCATACACAACTATAAGCGTCACACCAAGATAAAGGATAAAAGATGGCAAAGACAAAAATTAGTGAATATTCAGCAACCCCAGCAAACAATACAGATATTAGTAATATTAACATTGCTGAAGGATGTTCACCTGCAAACGTAAACAATGCTATTCGTTCTTTAATGGCACAAATTAAAGACTTACAAGCAGGAACTTCAGGTGATACTATTCCTGTTACAGCAGGTGGTACAGGTTCTGGTACTGCAAGTGCAGCTAGAACTGCATTAGGTTTAGTGATTGGCACAGATGTTCAGGCTTATGATGCAAATACAGTTTTTGATGATGTAGCAACTAATTTTACTGCTAAACAAACATTCACAGGTTCATCTTCAATCATATCATCTAAATTTGTTAATGCTTTAGAAGGTGTTACAGTATCAGCAACAGCAGCTACTGGCACTATTAACTATGATGCTACTACACAATCTATTCTTTATTACACAACTAACGCAAGTGCAAACTGGACTGTAAACTTTAGAGCATCTAGTGGTACAAGTTTAAATACTGCAATGGCTACAGGTGAGTCTATTACAGTTGTATTTTTAGTTACACAAGGTTCTACAGCTTATTACAATAACGTAGTTCAGGTAGACGGAACAAATGTTACACCTAAATGGCAAGGCGGTGCAGCACCTACAGCAGGTAATATTAATAGCGTAGATGCTTACTCATATTCTATTATTAAAACAGGTTCAGCAACCTTTACAGTTTTAGCCTCACAAGTTCAATTTCAGTAGGATAAAAAATGCCTTTTTTAGCTAGAAAAGCCGTAACTGCAGCACAAAGTTTTGGGCTAACTTCATCACAGTATAAACCAGGCTCACAAACCTTTACGTCTAGTGGTTCATTTACTGTTCCTGTAGATGTTAGAAGTCTTACTATTACCATGAGTGGTGCTAGTGGAGGAGGAGGTGGCGGAGCTACTGGAAATGGATTATCAGGAGGCACTTCTTATAAAGACATAAGAACTATTACTGTTACTCCTAGAGAAGTACTTACAATTACAGTAGGTGCTGGTGGTCAAGGCGGTAGGTCAGGTATTCCAAACTGCGGAAGTAATGGTACAACATGGGAAGCAGTTAATGCAGATACATCTCAAACAAGAGGATTAGGTGGCGCTGGATATGTTGCAGGTGGACGAGGTTCTGGTAGTAGCTGCCCTAATTCATTTAATTCTACAGCTGGCTGGGCTGGTGGTGGTGGTGGCTCTAGTGCTTATGTTTATTCAGGCGGAACAGTTATTGCTGGTGGTGGTGCTGGTGGCAATTCTGGAGCAAGTTACGGAGGGAATTTTGGTACAGGCGGTACTGGCGGAAATTCTACAAGCGGTAATCAAGGTGCTACAGGTGTAGCAGGTGGTGCTGGTCAAGCAGCTACATTGTCTGGTGGATATGGAACAGATGGCTCTACAGGTTCTGTAGCTATTGTATGGTAAATTATAAAGAGTCAGTTGAATTTATTAATGCTCACAAAGACAAGTTAAGAGGAGTTATTATGACTACTTTAAGTTGCAGAGCTTGTGAAAATATTGTAAATATATTTAATAACTCTACTATACCATTTGTTGTATTAAATGCAAATTCAGAAGACCTGATTTATAAACCTGCAGGATATCCACAAACACATTTGTTTTCTGAAAATAATAACTGTTACACAAGATATGATGTATTTGACTCCAGAATGTTTTATGAATGGATAGATAAAATTAAAGATTGGGAAGATAAAGTATGACAACGCAACGCATACAATTTAAAGACTGGTTACCTGACCAACCTAGTATCCTAGACACAGTATCAGAAGCTAATAATGTCATTCCTTTAGCGATAGGATATGGTCCATTTAAGTCAGCAGTAAACTATTCAGGTGCAGCTACAGAAGCACTTACTAATTGTTTTGCAGCTAAAGTAAATGCAGACGTATCTATATTTGCAGGCGGTCTTACTAAACTATTTAAAGTGTCTGCTACAGACTTATCTATGGAAGATGTATCTAAAGTAGGTGGATACACAGGTGTTAATAGATGGCAATTTGTGCAGTTTGGCAATTATGCTTTAGCTTCTAATGGTTCTGAAAAAATACAATATTATGATGTAAACTCATCTACAGACTTTGCAGATTTAGCAGCAGCAGCTCCAGTAGCTAAATACATTACAGTAGTTCGTGATTTTGTAGTAGGTGCTAATATAGGTGCTGGTACATATCCATCACGTGTAAACTGGTCAGATATTAATGACCCAACAGATTGGACACCAGGAGCAGCATCACAATCAGACTTCCAAGAACTTCCTGACGGTGGTGACATAACAGGTCTTACAGGTGGAGAGTTTGGTATAGTATTCCTAGAAAAAGCCATTGTGCGTATGTCATATATTGGCTCACCATTATTCTTTCAGTTTGACACTATTTCTCGTAACATAGGTTGCGTAGAGGGTGGCTCTATAGCTCAATACGGTGGAGTATCATACTTCTTATCAGATGATGGTTTCTATTCATGTAACGGTCAACAAGTTACAGGTATTGGTTCAGAAAAAGTAGACAGATACTTTTATGCTAATGCAAACATTGGTGATATAGATTCTATATCAGCAGCAATAGACCCAGAACGTAATTTAGTTATTTGGAATTACACAACTGTTTCTGGTAATAGAGCATTAATTATATATAACTTTGAAACACAAAAATGGTGTGAAGCTGATACAGATGTAAATGTTTTATCTACTCTTGCTACATCAGGAACATCTTTAGACGGTATAGATTCTGCATACAACGTAACAGCAGGTTCTTTTGTAGCCACAAAACAATATACAATTAGAAGCGTAGGTACAACAGATTATACACTTATTGGTGCGGTTGCAAATACTGTAGGCGTATTATTTACAGCCACAGGTGTGGGTTCAGGCACAGGTGTTGCTGTTGATATGGCAGCAAGTGCAGCAGCACTTAAAACTGTAGATTCACTTACAACTACAATGGATGACAGACTATACGCAGGTGGTAAATTTCTATTTGGTGGTGTTCGTGATACTAGAATTATTACATTCACAGGAACTAACGCTACAGGCTCTATTATTACTAACGACTTAGAATATGGTTATAACTCTGTGCTTACTCTTATTAGACCTTCTGTAGGTAATGGCTCTGCAAGCGTTTCTGTGGCTTCTAGACGTATGTTAGATGACACTATTACTTATGGTGCTACAGTCACAGCAACAGAAGAAGATAGATGTTCTGTAAGAAGTGCAGGTCGTTATCATAGAGTCAGCCTTACCCCTACCGGTGCTAACTGGTTATCAGCTATTGGCATGGATATAGATTACTCTGAACAAGGAACGAGATAATGGCTCGTGATATGTACCGTAAACTGCCTTGGACAGGTGGTGATGCTAGAAGTGTAGCAGAAATTGTAAACAACCTTGTAGAAGGTAAGTCTAACAACACAGGTGATATTACTTTAGTAGCAGGTGGTGCTTCATCTACCACTATCTATGATGAACGTATAGGTTTTAATTCTTATATTGGACTAGAACCTAAAACACAAACGTCAGCTAGTACATACTTCCCATACGGTGCGTTTCAAGATACAACAGACCAAAGTATAGCGACTATAACAGCTACAGCAAACATTAGTCTTGATACTACAGACTATTCTTTAGGCACAAGTTTAGTAGATGGATACAAAGTAAAAGTAGACTATTCTGGTCTTTATAATGTGCAGTTTAGTATTCAATTTGTTAATACTGATAATGCTCAACATGACATAGATATATGGTTTAGAAAGAATAATTCAGATGTTGCAGGTTCTAACAGTAAATTTACTGTTCCAGCTCGTAAAAGTGCAAGTATTTATGGTCACCTTATTGCAGCATTAAACTTTAATATAGAGCTTGCTAAAGATGACTATGTAAGTTTAGCATGGGCTACTACTTCCAAAGACGTTACAGTAGAACATTTAGCAACACAAACAACACCTACTAGACCTGCAACACCTAGTGCTATTGTTACTATTCAGTATTTAAGTGCTAATTCATTTACAACTAACTTATTTACAGAGCCTTACATTAGCTCACAACAAAATGGACAAGCAACTATCAGTCACCCTGCAAATACAGGCACGAATAAGGTATATCGTTATATAATAGTAGGATGATTTTACATTACATACCTAAAGACCAGTTACGTTCACATTGGGATTATGTCAAACATGGTCTTGAATTAGTAAGACAACGTGGTCATACACAATGGATAGTAGAAGATGTCTATTGCGACTGTTATGAAAATAGGTCTATGTTATTTGTAGGCATGATAGATAACAAAGCGGTAGGTTTCGTAGTGCTTCAACCTATAGGTGACACACTTCATGTATGGGCTTCATGGTCAACAATTAACGACAATACACTTTTTCAACAAGCATTTCAAGAAATACAAGCAATAGCAAAACAAGGCGGTAAGTCTAAAGTTACATTCTCTTCACAAAGAAAAGGGTGGGAACGTAGAGCTAGAGAATTAGGATTTAAACCTCAAACATGGGAATTTATACTTTAAGGAAAGCAATATGATAAGTTTACACAATTGGCTAAATAATTTAGTTGAGTCATTTACATTTTATGGTGGTGGTTCAGGTGGAGGTGGAGGACAATCTGAAACTACACAACAACTAGACCCTACAGTTAGACCATTTGTTGAATATGGTCTTCAAGAAGCTAAAGGTCTTTATCAAACAGATACTCCTACATATTTTCCTGGTCAAACTTATGTTGGACCATCCTCACAAACTACTCAAGCATTAGGTTTAGCTGGACAAAGAGCATTAGCTGGTAGTCCATTAATTCCTGCAGCTCAACAACAACAATTACGTTCTATCCAAGGTGATTACTTATCTGCTGGTAACCCATACTTCCAACAAGCATTAGCAGGTCCTACACAACAAGCTACACAAGCATACAATGATGCTATTAGACAAGCACAAGGTGGTGCTTCTATGGCTGGTCGTTATGGCTCAGGTGCATCTGCTGACATTCAAAACAGAGCAGCTAACACACTAGCTACAACACTTGCTAATACATACGGTAACTTGGCTTATCAAAACTACGCTGGTGAACGTGGTATGCAAAACCAAGCAGTTATGAATGCTCCAGCACTTGCACAAGCTGACTATGGTGATATTTCACAATTAGCTAATGTAGGTAAAACAGCAGAAGACTATCAAAAAACTGCATTACAAGCTGATATTGACCGCTTCAACTTTGAACAAAATAAACCATATCAAAAACTATCTTCTTACCTTGGTGCTGCTTATGGTATC